TCAACATTGCTATTGGTCGAGAGGCATTACGCTTAAACACCACCGCAAGCAACAACATTGCAATTGGCTATCGTGCTTTATATGACAATACCACAGGTTCACCACTCACTGCTGTTGGTTATCTTGCACTAGCAAATAATACAACTGGCGTACACAATACGGCTTTTGGTACAGAGGCACTTTTAACAGCGACTACATCACAGCAAAACACTGCTGTCGGTAGCCACGCTATGCAGCTTACAACAACAGGTTCATACAACACAGCCATTGGTCGTGAGGCTTTGCACTCCAACACCACCGCAAGCAACAGCACTGCCGTTGGGTATCAGGCTATGCTTGATAGTACAGGAGGAAACAACACTGCTGTTGGTTATCAAGCCTTACAAACAAACAATGCAGGTGGAACAAACAACACAGCAATCGGATACCAAGCTAACAGAAACAACACGTCTGGTATTTACAATGTATCAGTTGGCTTGCAAGCATTGCTTGGTAACACAACAGGTGGCTCTAACACAGCATTAGGGTATCAGTCTCTTAACTCCAACACCACCGCCAGCAACAACACGGCTGTGGGGTATCAGGCTGGGTATAGTGTCACTACTGGTGAAGTAACTTTATTGGGAGAAGGTGCGGGTTATTCTACTACAACTGGGGGTTTGGTTGCTGTAGGTATTCGTGCAGGCTACAGCAATACTACCGCTGTTCAAAATACCTTTGTTGGACACAATTCTGCATATGTTACAACAGGTGATAACAATTCAACGCTTGGTGCATATGCACTTCGTTATAACACAACAGGTGCAGCAAACACCGCTTTAGGTAATCGTGCCTTATTCTCCAACACCACCGCAGACAGCAACACTGCTGTTGGGTATCAGTCTGGGTATAATAATACTACTGGCGCTAGTAATTCATATTTAGGTCATGGCTCAGGATTTAGTAATACGACTGGTGCCTATAATGTCGGCATTGGCGAAGCTACTTTATATGCAAGTACGACAGCAAACGACAACACCGCCATGGGCTGGAACGCTATGCGGTTTAGCACAACAGGTTATCAAAACGTAGCCATCGGCAAACAGTCACTGTACAGCACAACGACTGGTCATTCTCAGGTAGCCGTGGGGCACCAAGCACTGACGAGTAATACAACGGGCACAAGCCACGTTGCCGTTGGCTGGAACGCTTTAGGTAGTATTAACGGTGGCGTTGCCAGTGTAGGGATCGGTTTTTCTGCGGGTCGTTACTCAACTTCCACAACGGGAAGTAGTGTTTTTATCGGTGACAACGCTGGTCGAGGAACCCCAAGCAGCTTTACTGGTGCGGGCAACGTCTTTATAGGACAGGCTGTTGGCTATGACGCAACAACAGCAGCGCAAAACGTAGGTATTGGTGCATACTCGACTGCCGCCCAGCCACCCTTCCGTTATTTAACATCAGGCTCTAATAACACGGCTCTTGGTCATGCAGCCATGGGTAATATAACTACGGGTGGTTCGAACACTGCGGTTGGGAATTTGGCACTCTATTCCAGCACCACCAACAACTTCAACGTAGCGGTGGGGAGCGAGAGTTTAAAAGCCTGCACCACTGCATCCTACAACGTAGGGGTTGGGTATCAAGCTGGGCTTGCGACTACGACAGGAACTCACAATACTTTTGTTGGATATCAGGCTGGCATTGCGGCAACAACATCTCTGTATACCACAGCGGTAGGAGTAGATTCTGGTAGGTCTTTAACAGCAAATATGGGTACTTTTGTTGGTGCTAATGCTGGTCGTAACGCTACAGGAAACCAAAATACATTTGTTGGGAGTCGTTCTGGATACGGGGCAGGATACTACGTCACAACTGGCGCAAATAACACCATCATAGGCGGTTATGACGGCAACCAAGGCGGCTTGGACATCCGCACCTCAAGCAACAACATCATTCTGTCGGATGGGGATGGTAATCCTAGATTACACATTGATGTCAATGGTCGTGTAGGTGTTGCAGACGTTGGAACAAAATACACTTGGTTTAACGTAAAAGGCGACAGTTCTGGTACGCCAAAAATGAGAATACACAACCATAGAAACGACAGTTTCAATGGCCCGGGTATTCAATTTATCCCTGCAAGTGATTCTTCACCTTATCACCTTGCCTTCTTTAATACGAGTGGCATTCCCACTGGAAACGTCATAGGCGCATCATCCTCTGTATCTTACAATACAACTTCAGACTACCGTCTAAAAGAAAACGTGGTTGATCTAACGGGCGCAACAACACGCCTCAAGCAGCTAGAGCCAAAACGCTTCAACTTCATTGCAGACGCAGACACAACCGTTGACGGCTTTATTGCACACGAAGTTCAGTCAGTCGTGCCAGAAGCAATCACAGGCACACACAACGAGGTCGATGATGACGGCAACCCTGTCTATCAAGGCATTGACCAAAGCAAGCTAGTACCACTCTTGGTCGCTACAATCAAAGAACTAGAGGCACGGATCACTGCCCTAGAAAACGTATAGTCAGAAAAGGAGAAAGACATGACTGATACACCAACTGCGGAAGAAATCGCACAAAACTACACAGCAATGGGTCACTCTGTTGATCTAATCAACGACATCGTTGCTGGAAACCAAGATGACGACATGGAAGCGGCAGACCGTCAGGCCACCGTTGACCGTAACGTCGAGCATCTTGAATTAATGGTTGCTAAAGACTACTGGACAAACGAAAGTATGACAGCGGTTAATGCTGCAATCACTGCGGGTAATGGCTACACCGCATCTTAAACTTTAACATAGGAGACTAGCATGGGAAAAAATGAAAAGACACCCATCACAGTCAACGACACAGAATACTTTGTCGAAGACATGAACGACACTCAAAAGGCATACCTAAACCACATTCAGGACCTAGATCGTAAGTTGGGCAACGCCCAGTTTAATATAGATCAGTTGCACATGGGACGACAAAAAGCCGTTGAACTCTTGGCTGATGCACTGGAAAATGCTCCAGAAGAAGTCGAAGAGGCAGAAGTTGTAAACTAGGAGTGCCGAATGCCGCTAACCAAACTCCAGTTCCGCCCAGGAATTAACAGAGAAACCACGTCCTATTCTAACGAGGGCGGTTGGTTTGATATGGACAAGGTTAGATTTCGGTTCGGTTATCCAGAGAAAATAGGTGGGTGGGAGAAAACTTCTTCCACCTACTTTCTAGGTACATGCCGTGCATTGCACCCATGGGTTGCTTTGAGCGGAGAACGCTATCTTGGTGTGGGCACACACCTCAAGTATTATATCAACGAGGGTGGTGGGTATAACGACATTACTCCAGTCCGAGCCACCACGGCTGCGGGAGATGTGACATTTTCCGCAAGTGCAAACACGTTAGGCGCAAATGTCGCAATAGGTGACACGTCTATCACGCTTACGTCTGCGTCGGGGTTTCCTGATTCTGGTCGTATCAAAATAAACAGTGAAATAATTACCTACGCTGCGGTATCAGGTAACGTGTTGCAGGGTTGTTTGCGTGGTCAATCAAGCACAACAGAGGCGGCACACACATCGGGTGACGCGGTACTATGTACAACGCTTATTGTTACAGATGCTGACCACGGTGTTTTAGAAAACGATTTTGTTACTTATTCAGGTGCGGTAACTCTGGGTGGCAATATTACTGCGGCTATTCTAAATCAAGAGTATCAGGTTGTTAGCAAGGTTAACGTAAACAGCTATCTTATAGAGGCCAGAGAAGAAGCCTCTCTCAACAGTATTACCACTACTACAGGTTACACCCCCACTTACGTCTTTGCTTCTACAAGCGACAGCGGCAACGGAGGTTCGAGTGTCGTTGGCACATATCAAATTAACACGGGTCTAGATACCACAATTACGGGTACAGGTTGGGGCGCAGGCACATGGAGCCGTGGAACATGGGGCAGCGCAGCTTCGTTGACTGCGTCAGGTCAAACGCTTCGTATTTGGTCGCACGACAACTTTGGTGAGGATCTTCTGATCAACGTGCGGGATGCAGGTATATACTACTGGGATAAAACAAACGGCATGATCCCAGCCGTAGAAATCAAAGATCTAGCAGGGGCTAATACCGCACCAACCATTGCTAAGAAGGTGATTGTTTCGGATAGAGACAGGCACGTTATAGCCTTTGGCTGTGACGCACAGACCGACATTGGTACGCAGGATCCGTTGCTTATACGGTTCTCGGACCAAGGATCAATAACCGATTGGGCTGCTACGGCTACTAATACTGCTGGGGACTTGCGCCTCGGTTCTGGGTCCGAGATTGTTACGGCTATCGAGACGCGGCAACAGGTTCTGGTGTTTACCGACGTATCGCTTCACGCAATGCAGTTTCTTGGGCCACCGTTTACCTTTGGCATAAACACGGTGTCGGAAAACATCACGATTGCTGGTCCGTTAGCCGCTATTGCAATCGAGGATCAGGTGTACTGGATGGGTGCAGAAGAGTTCTATGTATATGGCGGTGCCGTGCAGCGGTTGCCGTGTACGGTGCGGGACTTTATATTTAGCGACATCAACACTGACCAGCTTGAGAAAGTAACGGCGTCCACCAACACAGCCTTTTCTGAGATTTGGTGGTTTTATCCTTCGGCTTCGAGCACAGAGTGCGACAAGTATGTTGTGTACAACTACCAGCAGCAGATTTGGTACTATGGATCTTTGAATCGGACTGTTTGGTTGGATCGTGGAGTTGAGAACTTCCCCATTGCAGCAAGCACAGACCACGCCTTGTATTTCCACGAGCGTGGGTTTGATGACGGATCGACTTCTCCTGCCACGGCGATTACGTCGTTTATCGAAAGCAGTCAGATGTCGCTCGGAGAAGGGGACAACTTTGTGTTCCTACGCAAGTTGATACCAGATTTGACGTTCCGTGATAGTACAGCGGTGACGCCGTCGGCTACGATGACGCTTCAAGCGCGAAATTATCCAGGTGGCGAATACCTGCAAACTAACAGTAAGACGGTTAGTAAAACAGCGTCAGTTCCTGTGGAACAGTGGACTAATCAGGTTAACGTTCGGCTGCGTGGTCGCTCGTTTGCGTTTAAAATAGAAACAACAGATGCAGGTGTAGGATGGAGACTAGGTTCTCCGAGAGTAGAAGTGCAGCCTGACGGGATGCGGTAATGTCTCGAAACCTAAATCTTCCTTTCTTTCCAGTTGCGCCTCCAGACTACAACCAGCAATACATTGCAGAAGTGGTTCGATCTTTTTCTGTTTATCTGGAGCAGATGCAAAACCCAGGTGAAGGACGAAACACTTTTGCCGTATTCACCAATTTACAAACCGACGACAGCGGTTTAGAGCCAGGGGCTATCTTTAACCATGATGGATATGTTAGAGTGCCATTAGCGCATTCTCCATACGTTCGTGGATCTCAGGCTACGGGCGCTGTTGGATCAGTAACAGTGAGTACACCATGACCGATACAATTATAACTATGCCCGACGGGTCACGCTGGAAACCTTCGTCAAGTTCTGATACAGTGCATTGTGTAAACTGTGACAACGCAGTTGACACGCCAGAAGAAGTCGCAAGCTACCCCGATGGGAACTGTCCAGATTGCGGACAGTCTTGGACAGGCGCAGAAAAACGTAGCACCACAATTACTGTGACTGCGCCTGAAGCTATTAGAGGGGAAGCCTGATGAGCCTTGGTTCTATACTTGGTGGTTTAGCTGGATTACTTATTCCAGGTGGTGGAGCGATAGCCTCCGCAATCGGCTCTGGCTTGGGCGGCTTAATTATTGACAAAAAGAAACCAAAGGACGCCATCAAAGACGCGTTAATTGCTGGAGTAGGAGCCAAGTTCTTTGGTCCAGCTATTCAAACTTCTGGCTTTGGTTCAGGTATTACATCGCTGTTGGGTTCCGCAGGCATCAATCCACTTGGTGCATCTGTTGGTGCTGCTGGTGCCCCTATACAGCAAGCTGTTGGTGCACAGTTGACAAAAGAAGTCGCAACTAACCTTGCAACACAGGGTGCTCAAAACGCTGCTGGAAAAGGAATCATGAGTCAGGTTCTTGGTGGCAACCCCTTGATGCTCTACGGGGGGCTCACGGCCCTTGGTGCAGTAGAAGAGTTAACCAAACCAAAAGGCGATTTCAAAGAGTTATATGTAGATCGGTATACGGGTCGTAGGTTCAGCACACCAGAAGCACGAGACGAATACGAAGAAATGTTTAGGCAGAAACACGGGTTTGAATATCCAGAGGGTCTTCCTCCTCGGTCCGTGGGATATGCCATGGGTGGCTATATCGAAGGGCCAGGAACAGGGCGCAGTGATTCTATACCTGCGCAGATTTATCAAGACGGACAACCTGTACAAGAGGCAGCATTATCTGATGGCGAGTTCGTTATGACTGAACGCGCTGTAAAAGGGGCGGGTAACGGAGATAGAGAAAAGGGCGCAGCTAAAATGTACGCGATGATGCGCGAGTTTGAGAGGGCATAATGACAGAAACAAACACACAAATCGCCGTACAGGATATCCCAGAGTGGATGAAAAACTACATGGCTACGGCGGATCCCAACTATACAGGGATTCTCGACGAAGCTATGCGCCAATACGAGGCGCGTTCTGGACAACTAACTGACGCTCAACTTGCCGCTCTTACACCTGCCCAACTACAAGTTGCTGGGCGTACCCCACTGCAAACGCAAGCGGGGCAACTCGCTGCTTCTGGCGTTGGTTCCTATTTACCTATGCTACAAGCGGGTGCGGGAACCGTTGGTGCGGGGGTCACGGGCCTTGGTACTGCATTGCAGACTATGCAGGAAGGGTACAATCCACTGGCGGCTGCACAGACTATGGTTACCGATGCGTATACAGGCGCGGTTCCATATCGTGACTATGCTGTTCAGCAGATGCAAGCAGCAATTCCAGATGTACAGGCAGCGGGTGCTCGTGGGGAGCTTGCCGCAGCGGGTGCGGTACGTGGCATAACTGATGCAGCAACAGCGGGTGCTCGAACAGGAGAAGAAACCGCAGGCAATATTTTAAGCAGTGGTCGTAAAGCGGAAGAGGTTGGTCTGACTGCACTACGAGCGTTGCCAGAGTATGGCACACGCATGGAGCAGCAAGGTCAAACCACAGCGAGAAACATTTTACAGGCTGGTAGTGCGGCGGATGAGATTGGTCAGTATGGTTTGACTGCGGCACAGGCTGGCATTGCAGGGTTGCGGGGTTCAGCGGCTGAGTTCGATCCGTCTGCGATACAGGATTACATGAACCCGTATGAGCAGTCTGTTATTGATGCGGCTATGCAGGACGTAGCACGGGCTGGTGCGATACAAAGAAACCAGATGGATGCAACTGCGGTAGGTGCGGGTGCATTTGGTGGAGCGCGTCAGGGTGTACAAGCAGCCGAAATTGGGCGTAACGTTATAGAGCAGCAGGCCAAGACAGCGGCGGGACTCCGTCAGGCGGGATATGAAAGCGCAGCGCAACGAGCGCAAGCAGCGTATGAGTCTGCCAAAGGCCGTCAGCAACAGGCAGCGGGACTTACTGGTCAGCTTGGTCAAGCTGGCGCAGCAACAGGATTACAAGCAACTCAGGCGGGTATGCAGGCAGCACAAGCAGCGGGTCAAGCGGCACAACAAGGTACGCAAGCAGGAGCCAACATAGCGGGTCAAGCTACACAGCTTGGACTGGCAGGTATACAACAAGGTATGCAAGGCGCACAGGCAGCGGGTCAAGCTCAGATGCAAGGTGCGCAGATGGGCATGCAGGGTGCACAGTCCGCAGGACAAATGGGATTGGCAGGGGCACAAGCCTCAAGGCAAGCGGCTGGTCAAGCAGCGGGTCTCGGCGCACAGGTTGGTCAGATGGGTCAGCAGTTTGGTCAAATGGGATTGGCAAGCGCAGGGCAGATGGGCGCGATTGCAGGTCAGTACGGACAGTTGGGCCAAGGTATTGCAGGCGTGGGTCAGGGACTGGGGTCCTTGGGTATGCAGCAAGCGCAGCTTGGAGAGGCGCAACAGGGCCTCAACCTCAACGACGTCAACACACTTCTGTCCGTCGGCGCACAAGAGCAGCAGCAACGTCAGGCAGAACTGGACGCCCAATACGGAAACCAGATGGCTCAGTACCAACGTCCGATGCAGGAGTTGGGTTTTTACTCAGACATTTTCCAAGGTATGCCTATTGGTCAGTCAACGTACTCGCAAACTACTACTCCAGCCCCAAGCACCATTTCGCAACTTGGCGGTCTGGCTGGCGGCTTGTATGGAATGTACCGCGCAACACGGTAAGGAGTTATTATGAAAGTCGAAAACAGAAAGCTCTTTGCAAATCGGGACGCACGGAAACGTTTAAGCGAAATGGGTGGCATCATGGCTTCCTCGGGGGAGCTTATGAACGAGGTGCAGAAGTTTGCACCTGGCGGCGAAGTTACTGCAAACCCTGACGACATTTCAAAGTTTGTAAGTCAAATCCTTGAAATGAATAGAACGTATAGTGATAAGATAGGACCTCGGGGTGGAGGAAACTTAGTTGAAGCGTATCTTAACAACGAGTTAGATCCCTCGTCGTTCTTGTTTAGACACATGGCGCAAGCGGAGCAAGTTTTCGGAAGAGATATTTTAAGGGATATCGCTTCAGAGATTGTAAATCCATATGGTCGTTCCCCTTCTCGATCTCAACTGGAAAGAAACACTTTCTTTTCTGAACCCACGATGACGCAAGAAGAGGCGATGGCAAACAGGCGGAGACTGGCTGGTACTCCTGAAACAAACGAAGCTGTTCCAACACAAACAGACAGGGGTTTTGTTCCAACAAACGAAGCGCAAACCGCAGCTACTGCTGCGTCTGTTGAGGCAGATCCATTAGCCGCGCAGAAAGCAATCCTTGCAACCGATAACGTAACGCAGTTAATGGCGGAGCGCAGTAACAAGACTTTGCAGGAATACATCAATAGCCTTGATCCACGGGCCATTGTTGCTAACGCCGAGCGCGTGATGCAAGCAAGAGCCAATCAGGGTCAAGTTGTTGAAGACGTGTTTGATCCTAACTTACCGTTGTCTTCACAAGGCGTGTCCTCTGATGAAATAGTAATGACTCCTGAACAGGTAGCGATGGAAGAGGCTAAGTTTGTAGGGAACATTGGTGTGGGTGAAGCCAAGCCTGATGTGTTTCCAAACGATGTCAGTGTCCTTGAGCAACCTGTTGTTCCTGTTGATCAACGACCAGAGGACGTTCGGTTTGCTGATCCGAGCACCTTGAACCTTGGTCAGCAAGAAGTGCAAAGGCTGCTTTTGGCTGACGAACGTGCGGACAGTTTTGACCCACAGACGACTCCTCTTTCATTGCCCGAGGGACAATTCTCGGATGTAATAGACTACGGGGGGGCTGTTGCGGGGGACATTATCGGCGGGACTGTAGACCTCGTTAAAGGGGCATCTTCCGCACTTACAGACACAACAAGACTTGAAGCAGAACTTGCAGAAATAAACAAAGCTATACCAAACGCTTTAGATAATAACGATCAAATATTAGCGGACAGCCTACAACAACGAAAAGATGTAATCCTAGCCGTATTAACGGGGAAAGAGGCGGGTATTGATGTAGTAGAAGGCATCTCTGGCGCGGGTACAGCCGCTATTGACTTTGTTGGCGACGTGGGTGGTTTACTTGCACGTAAATACCAAGAGTATGTGGGTGCAGGCCTTGATCCGTATCAGGCGGCTGAAAAACTCAAAGAGTATAAACAAACACAGGAATACACTCAAGCATTACGAGATGCTCGGGATAAAGAACAGAAAGACGCCGAGGCTGCGCGGGAAGCAAAGATTGAAAGTTTACGCGATGGCGAAACACCTCCTGCTGTAGACACAGAGTCGGCGGTTGTAACCGAACAAGAGCTAACACCTGAACAAAGACGGGAGGCTGCGGAAGACTCAGCAAGAGTTACGACTGTTGAAGAAACAACAACCGATGGCACTGAAGAAACAACGGTCGTTGAAGAGGCAACTACGACAGAGGACGAAATTCCTCGCCCAAAAGCTCAACCAGATAATGTAGCGCCTTTGGAAAAGTTCGAGCCTATTGCAAACGACCCAGACAAAACACCTGAACAAAAAGCCAGTGAGTTATCTGACACGTTGTTTTCTGGTATCGCTGGCAAAGACGTAAGTATGTCCTCTAAAGATTCTGTCAAAGCGTATGAAAGATTGTTTAGCGAAATGCTAGGCATGGATGACAAAGACGCCGAGAAAGAAATGTGGCACAACATGGCAATGATTGGGTTTGCCATTGCCGCAGGAGAAAGCCCTAGCGCATTACAGAACATCGCCAACGGTATGCTGGCTGGTACGAAGATGATGAAAGAAGATCGTGCCACTAAACAGAAACGTGAAGACGCCGTCAAAACAATGGCGATTGAACGGGCATTTAAGATGGAAGACGACGCTGCCAAGTTTAAAAGGGATCTTGCTCTTGCAAGAGTGCGCGGCTCTGGCACAGATAAATACACAACGGAACGAGAAAGAAGTCGTCTTAAAGAAGTTATTCTTCGAGATCCCTACGCTTATCCAGGTCTTTTAGGCGACGACGGTCAAATCGATCCGAATAGACTAAACACATATCTTGATAGCGTTGTCACAGGAGACATTCCCGAGAAACCTAAACTTAGTCAAGAAGAAGCTATAGCTCAATACAACAGTATTCTTGCCACCAGACCAGAGCTAAAAAGCGTTATGCTAACACGACTTAGAAATGAAGGTTACGACACAAAAGGGCTAGAGTAGTATGGCAGGGTTGTTCGACGACTTATTGCAAGAAAACAATGCTCCACCGCCCTCCGCCCCCAGTGGTGGGTTGTTCGATGATCTTTTAGTGGAAGAAGCTGAAGAAGAATCAGATCAAACGGTTGTTGGTTCTATCGGTCGAGGTGTACCCGCTGGTTTAGTTAACATCGCACAGGGGATCTCAGAACTTGGTGCGGCTGGGTTAGAAGCTACCAACATCGTAGACGAGGGCAGTCAAGAGGCAGTCACACAAGCCTTTGAAAACTTCAAGGATGCGACAGGGTTACGACCAGAGCGCACTGCGGGTAAAGTCGCAGAGGTTATAACAAACTATGCTACACCTGGCCTTGGTGTATTTAGCTGGGTATCTAAAGCAGACAAAGCACGGAAAGCTCTACAGGCTGGAGCCCCACTACCCAAAGCAAAGACTTGGTTCGGTAAGTCCGCTGTTAAGTTTGGGGAGAAAGCACCCAAAGCGCTGACGGGCACACGCGTAGGTCGCGCTGCTCTGACCACGGTAGGCACAGGAGTTGCCGACGTATTGGTGTCACCTAGCTCGATGACTACGCTTGCTGATAGTTGGGATGCAATGCCCGAGTTTATGCGGACGGAAGACGAAAAAGGCTTGACAGGCAAAGAACTCACAGGTGTCCGTCTGCGCAACAAGCTGCGTCTTGGTCTTGAGGGCGCTGGGTTTAACCTTGGTGCAGAGGTTGCACTCCCAGTGGTGGGTGCGACTATCAAAGGTATTGGTCAGGTTCCAGGTGTGCCAGCCATGGCTCGGGGGCTGTCTAATGCGTTTGACTACATGGGCAACAAGATCCTTGAAGCTCCTGTCATTGGACGTGTTACTAAAAAATATTTAACGCCAGATGGCCTTGCTAATAACGAAGTCATGACTGCGTTGCGGACAGCGGAGGGCATGACCGAGGGTCAAGAAAAAATTGCCAGTGATATTATACGAGACTATGACAAGGCTGTTCAGAACCTAATTAAGTTTCAGGGCGTCAGAGGTTTGTTCCGTTCAGGTCGAGAACGAATACAGCGCACATACAACGACACATTTGATTATCTGACAGGAGAAATGTCTCCTGCGGATTTCCGTTCGGCGTATGGTTCTAAAGTTACCAAGGCTGCGGACAGAATGCGGGATCAGATCACAGATTTGAGCAACGCCTTTCGGCAATCTGTTGAAGAATCTAACCTGCCAAGAGAAGAGATTGATCGAATTGTAGGACTGTTTGATCAGAACCAAGCAACGTATCTACGTCGGGTGTATGAGATCCAACTAAACCCTGACAAGTTTAAAGGCGTGGTTGTTAGAGACTTACCCCAATACGATGCTGCGTTGGCGCAAACCGAACAGGCAATGCGCAACAGAAACATGCGGATCCAGAACGGTATTGATAACGGCACCATTCGTCCTGATGACCCACAGGTAGAGCTCCTTGTAGATGACCCTAGAGCCGCAGCCGAATTGTTTATAGATCAACAGTTTGAAAATGCTGGCGTTACGTTAGGACAGTTTTCTTCAGATGCGCCAAGAGCTTTGAAAGAAGAATACGCAAGAGGCAAGAAGGCCGTGGAAAGTGCCACGCGTGGCAAACTATTTAACCTGTCTAGTGGGATGCTGAAAGATAGGTCCTCGATCCTTGATGAGGCCCCTCTCTTGCAAGAGATGATGGGTGTTGTTGACAATCCCAAGGACGCATATCTTTACACGATCAACAATTTATCAAACACTCTTGCCGCTCAGAAACTATATTCTGAAGTACAAAGAAGTTTAGGTAAAGTAGACTATCAAGCGGCGGCTCCAAGGCTGGCCTCTGGAACATACCGTCCCACCATCGATGGTAGCACTGTGCCTGATGACGCAGTGGCAAGCCTCACAGGGTTAGGTTATGTCAAAGCTGGGGATGCTGTCAAAGCTCAAGACAATGCTTTTGGCGGGTCCTTTGGTGCTTTGAGTGGGGACTATGTTCCCGCTGAAGTATATAACGCTATGACCACGCCTCTGCGCTCAAGCTCCTCGGTCCAAGAAGCTCTTGCTGTATCCTTGCAACTCAAGGGTCTGTCGCAGATGTCGAAGACGGTGCTCAACCCACTGTCACAGGTTCGGAACTTTCTGTCCAACACGTTTGTTGTAGGAGCCAATGGTTTGCTTGGCAGAAACATGGGTTTGTTTGAAAGTGCAGATGTGCTCTTGGCAAACGCTGTCGATAGTCCCGAGCAGTTCAAGTTACTTCGAGCCATGGCAAACGAGGGTGCGATTGGTCAGAACATTCAGATCAACGAGATGCGTAGACTTCTGCAAGAGCAAACAGAACTTGGCGTTTCTTCTAGATTAAACAAGCTCGGCAACTTTGTTGTTGAGTCAAAAGCTGGTGCGCCAGTTCGCTTCATGCAGAAAACCTACCAGCTTGGCGACGACTACTGGAAGGTCGTAGGTGCGTTGGGCGAGAAGGCTCGGTATGGTGCGGCTCTTCGCAAGGGCGGCATTGATATCGACAATGTGTCACCACAGGTGCAGCAAGCTCTGATGGACGCGGGTCTTGTGCAGAGAACACGTTCGATTGCCGACACTGATTTCGGTGACATGCTTGCCATTGATCTTGTAAAGCAAACCATGCCTACATACTCCATGGTTCCCGAAGCTATCAAAGCTATTCGTCGGGTCCCTGTCGTTGGTAACTTTATGGCGTTTCCTGCGGAGATTATTCGTACTTCTGGCAACATCGTAAACCGCGCTGTCAAGGAGATGGGGTTCAAAGCTACCCCAGAACTGGTCCAAGCTCTTGGTGAGCAGCAGGCTCGTGCTCTTGCGCGTCAGATCCGTGGGATCGGGGCGCAGCGTTTGACAGGCTACATCTCTATGGCTGGTGTAGCGCCGATTGCAATGCGTGACGCTGCCCATAGCGTTCTTGAAGTAACGCCAGAAGAGGAGCAGTTGCTGGAAGAGAACAGTCCGTACTGGACCAAAGGCAACACGCTTATGTATTTAAGCAAGCTCAAGGACGGCGAGGCTGAATACGCTGACCTGTCCTACATGTTGCCCTATGAGTTTATGCTGGCCCCTGCCCGTGCGGCACTACAAGTGTACGGAGAGAAGGGTGAGGTTGGAGCCAACGAAGCAGAACAGATCTTTGCTGCATCTTGGGAAGGGTTTAAGAAGTTTGCCGAACCGTTTGCGTCAGAAGCACTGGCAGCGGAGCGGGTGTTTGACGTCACTATGCGGGATGGTAAAACCCAGACGGGCGCAGAAATCTATGAGCCAGGTGAAATGTGGGGGGATAAACTTTCGAAGTCCTTGGTCCATGTAGCAGGCGCATTTATGCCAGGTATTATAGACCAGTTTACCACAGTCAAAGGCGGACAGTTTGTTCCTGGTCGTGCCACACGCGCAGCCACAGACATGCCATCTAGAGAAGGCGACCCCTATACAATAGCCGAAGAAGCAGGGACCATGATGATTGGTGTGCGTCCCATGAAGCTCAAGGTAGATCGAAGCCTTGGCTATGCTGGCGGAGAGTATTCTGCCAACCGTTCAAGTGCAGTGCAGATCTTTACAAAGGTTGCCGATGACAATGACGCTACTGCGGAGGACATCGTCAATGCGTACATCAAAGCAAACGAAGCGCGTCGTCGTCACCAAGCGGAACTACGGGACAAGATTGAGAAAGCCAAAGCCGCAGGAATGACCATTGGTCAAATCTATCAAGCGTTTAAAAATACTGGCGTGTCGCAAAAAGAACTAACGCAGATTATGAACAACCGATACTCTCCAATTAAGGTCAGTCGAAGTTTAATTAGGGAAGTTAGCAACGAAGTTAACGTTAAACGTGAGAGCCGAATCTTAAAGAAACTACCTCGCACTGAAATACTTGACGCAGCGAAAGCATTTAGAAACGCTCCAATTGTAGGGGAGCAGCAACCTGTTCCTACTGCACCTGCTTCTGGTGGGCTTTTCGATGATCTATTGCAAATGCCTTCACAGCCACAACCCACGGTCCCCGAACCACAGCCTAGCGAAACCTTTATCGGTCGTGCAACGGACGCGGTAGTTGATACAGGGCGGGGGATTACACAGGGGTTGGTTGAACGTGCTCGGACCGTGGCCCCAAGTCTATTGGGTAGTGACCCAGCGTCTCAAGCTGCTAACCAAGAGATCCTGAACCGCCGCGCAAATCAGTAGTCTGTTTCGACAACCACCCGCACACCATTGCCCCCGAACATTCTAACGAGTTCGTCGGCTGCGCTTTCTGTTTCTTCTACGATCTCTTTGTCCTTGGTTAGAGCAGCTAGGTTGATTGACATCCCGATAAACTCCATCAGTGCTTCTATCTGAGCAGGGTGCATTTGTCTAAGGCCAAGGCTTTTCATGTTTGGATCAATCATTCTATTTCTCCCCAATCTGGTTTAATGTCTACGTCTATTTTAGAGGGGACCTTGAGTGGCACTCCTGTTTCCATGATCTCCTTAATCCTGTCCGCCTGCTCTTGGCTCTCTATGTTAAAGCATAGCTCATCATGAACTGTGAGCATAGGAGTAAGTCCCTCGTTGTAGCAATCGAGCATTGCTTTTTTTGTTTGGTCGGCTGCTGAACCTTGGATCAATCTGTTCAGTGCCTTGTATGTAAACGCCCGTTTGATCTGTTTGCCGTACTGCTTCTGTGCTTCGTCGTGAGGTAGGGGTTTGCCTACCCCGAAGGTGACAGGCTCCCAAAGCGGAAACCTGCACTTACGGCCCAGCAGAGTGCGTATCTGACCGTTCTCTGACGCCTGTTTGGTAGCCACGTCCGCAAGCTGCTTAACAAACGGCACCTTGTCCCGATGCTGACGGATCAAAGACTTCGCATCATCCGCTGGAATCCCAAGTTGATCAGCCAGTTTTGCTACACCCATGCCATACATAATCCCAAGGTTGACAGTCTTGGCCTGCTTCCGTGTGATGCCAGCAAGGTCCGCTACCATCTGATGCAGGTCCACGTCCCCCGTGTTGAACTCCTCAACGATGTCATCGACCACATGGTGCCTCATGTAATCAGGCATGGACGCCGCAAAGTGCACCAATAACCTCGGCTCTTGGCTCGAATAGTCAAACGATCCCCACTGGCATCCTTCGTTCGGCACGAACAAACCACGGATCATCTTCTTGATGTCAGGGTCACGCGCAGGAATTTGCTGGAGGTTGGGGTTCGAAGACGAAAACCTACCCGTCACGGTGCCACCCTCATCCCTGCGGGTAGAGTGAAGCTCCGTATGGATACGTCCGTTATGCTCATGGCGCAAGATGCTGTCAATAAAGGTAGAGTCAGCCTTGTCGAACTCGCGCAGCTTAACCAGTGCCTGACAGACTTCGGATGGGTGGTCGTTCAAGAAGGATTTGGTAAAGGACGGTGCCCCTTTTTCCGTGGTAAGGTATTCCATACCCAGCTTGTCAAACATCTTCTGGATCGACGCCGATGCCCAGATGTCCACCTCCATGCCAGCCTCGCCTTCGATATACTTACGCAGCTTGGACATCTGCTTACGAATCAGCTTCTTGTTTTGGTCAGCCTTGTCCAGATCGACACGCACCCCATTGCTTCGCATGTCCAACATGCATGGGATCAGGTCCGTCTCGATGTTCCAGATATGCCAGAGCTCCTGCTCTTCTAGCTGCACCTTCAGTGCGTCCCACAGTTTAAGCGTTGCCACGGCGTCCTGTTCTGCATAGGCCCCCACATACTTGGGCGGCAATAGATACATGCCAGACTTGGGATCCACGCCCCATTCTTTGGCTGCGGCTTGCAGTAGCTTCTCGTCTTTACGCAGTGCTACGAAGTCCCGAGCCATAGCATCAAGGCCAAAGGACCAACGGTTCTCGTCTACCAATGCTCCAGTAATCATGGTGTCGATGATACGACCCTTGATCTCCACGCCCTCGGCCCGTAGCCACCCTGCATCGTAGGTTGCGTTGTGCATGATCACGTTCATCTCTGGTACAGACAGTTGCTTCTTGATCCATTTGAGCGTGAACTTAGGATCTAGGTTGTGTCCGTTCTCGTGCCGCATTGGGAAGTAGCCTTTATACTCCCCTGCTGCCACGGCTATGCCTATAATATGCCCGTCATTACGCGCCCATCCTGGTCCCAGTGTTTTGATGTTGGGGTCGTATGTCTCAAGGTCCACAGCCACATCTTTGTAGCTGGTTAGATCTGGATAGTCTGGTGGGATATTCCAATCTACATCTATCAAATCCAACTCATGTTTGATCTGATGGTGTAGGTCACTCCCGAATAGATTTTTTTGCATGCTGTCGTTTGCTCTCAATGAAGTTGTTTTTGTTTTTGTTTACTTGCTGCCAACGCACATGCGAGGACAACTCGGCAAGTATGTGCACGAACTGATTCGGTTCGAACTTTGCTACCCTAACACCATCCTCGTACACATTCATCCCGTCGTCTGTAACTTTCCAAGTATACCTCATTTTTCTCCTCCCAAAGCTGCATACCCACAGATGTCCACCCATCCGTCCATGTGATTAGACTTCATCAACCGCGAACATTTCATCAGGATCATACACACTGCCACCTGTTCTCTCGTGATCTTCGTACCAAGGAACACGGACCATAGATCTGCTATGTCTTGGAAGTTTTGTTTGGCGTCACCGTAGTCTTTGTTACGGTCCCCGTTGATAAGTTTCTCTGCCTGTTTGAGGATCTCATCTCGTTTCATATCGTATACCTGTAGTTATTGTTGCTCTGTAGAATGTAGAGATTGTGCCTTGCCCGTGTGACCGCAACGTAAAACGCACGATGCTCATCGTCAGGGTGGTCGCTCTCCACACATGCCTTGGTTGACGCAAGGGATACAACGCAGTTGTCATCCTCGCCTCCCTTCATCGCATGGAAGGTAGACAGTTTTATTCTTGGCTCTGACAGCAAGTCGTCGCCCCGTCGTTCCATCGCATCGATGTAGTCTTGTTCGGCTCCGCCTACACGCATGACCTCATACGCGCTCTGCTCTGGCCCAGCCAACAATCCAAATTCCTGTTGCAATCGATCCATGTTGAGCTCCGCATCAGGAGCCAACAGGTCCAGCATCTGTGTCGAACCACGTTTGACCACAGCATTCTGCCCCTGCTTCGGGACCGAAGAGTACAGGTCCTTGATCCTTTGCAGCCCCACAGATTTACCAGCACACAGATCGTCCCATGTGTATAGGTTTGCTACGAGTTTCTCCGACACACTGGGTCTGCCCTTCAAAGAATACTTGAAGCCCATCTCTTTGATCCGCTTTGCCAGGTCGTGAACGTACCCGTTGGTCCGAGCCATAATAGTCCATGACCCCTCGTGCAGCGGTATTTCATCAAGGTATGTGACCCACTCAACCATGCCCTCTTCTTCTCGGGGCTTAAACACTTTGATGTGACGATCATCAATCCTCTTGGAAATGTCCACGGCTAACCTATGCACAGATGCAGGGATCCTGTACGATTGCTCAAGCACCTCCACTTGATTGGTGCATGTGTTAAACACATTAACATCCACGCCCGTCCAACGGTGGATGGCCTGATCGTCGTCACCAGCAATAAAGACTTGGTCAGATGCGTCAGCGATTTTTGCTGCCATCTCCCACTGCAACGGCGTGAAGTCTTGGGCCTCATCGATAAACAAATAGTCAAGGGCAGGGGGCTCCCCCACCTGTATATACTTGTCGATCATATCAACGTAGTCGTACTTGTTGACCGCACGTTTGTACTCTTCGATCTGCTCGTGCAGTTGCACCAACTTAGGATAGAACAAACTACGGTCAGCCGTCTCGTTGAACTCCGTGTCCAAGTCCACCATCCGCAACCGTGCTCGGCCCACCATCTGTAGGTACACGGCCCCTGAACCTCCAATCGAAGGCAGGGACATACCATCCTCAAGATTGTTGGTTATCTTTCCTTCAAAGGTCAGGCCCACCATCGCCCCGATGTTGTCATAGTCTTCCTTGTTCATGATGTCGCTAGGCTGTAGCCCCAACCCACGGAACCCAAACGAGTGGCTCGTTCGCATAAACGGAAAGTCCTTCGGCTCCAGTTGGAACTCGGCACACGCCCGTGTCACCATCTCCTCGATAGCCTTGCGGGTAAACGAGATCACCCCCACGCGTGACGGGTGCGCCCCTTGTGCCAGTGCGTCTTTGATCTCCTCAATCAAACGATAGGTCTTGCCGCAACCTGGTGGACCCAGAATAAGTTTAGCCTTCGGGATCATAATCCTTGCCTCTCGGTCTAGTGTTTACCCAGTCTTCTATCTCTGTCAAAACCCAACGGCTTGATGACCGCCTGTTGCTCTCGTCACCAAGAATGATGGGCTTTGGAAAACTGGTCGAGTTTTGCGCCAACTTGTAAACGTATGAGCGCGATACCCCCAAGATATCCGCCACCTCTCCCACGCGCAGCAATCTGTTAGA